ATAGAATTCTCTGTATCTATCGATATAGTATTGGTTGTCGTTCCTTACTCCGAAGTGTTGATCAGTTATTAACAGGATCTTGGATGTCATACTCGATAGATATCTTCTTTGCCATTCTACCAGTAGAATCTGAGATTGTCAATCGCTCCACTTTACCACCAGTCATGATGTGGAGTTCATTAATTAGTTCCTGTATTCTTTTAGAGTTTCTATCCATATCTCTGTCTAGTCTCCACACTTGCTTTGATTGCTTCTAGACTTGCTTGATCATCTGTACCATCAGAGTGGAAGACTTCCTCATAGCCTTTACGTTCTAAGATCTTTTCTCTAATAGACTGCTGCCTTTTTTCTTTTGCTATACGTCTTAGGTATGCATAGTAAACTATCTGTGTAAAATAAGCAAAAGGATTTGAGGATTTGTCTGGATCGAAGTTGTGTATGTATTGTATACAGTTTTCTATACCATCACCTATCATGTCTTCCCTATACATGTAGTTAATAAAGTTAGGTCTATACGATAAGTGTGTTGCAATTTTGAGGAAACACTCACCTATGTAATTTGTGACTCTTGGTTTATCTTCACCCTTCTCTTTCGCTCTCGCTACTCGATTACGATAGATAACCAGTTCTGCGAGAAACTTCTTGTTATCTACATAGTGCTCTTTTTTCTTGGTTGACTTTCTTGCCATTGTACCAGCCATGTTTGTAATTGCTGTTGCCATAATAATAGCATAAATGTCAGCATATGTCACGTTCGATACATGAGGGGTTGACAACCAGTTAGATTTTGGTTAGACTCAACACTGTTAAGGGTTGGAAGGGTCACCAGGCTTAATATTCCAGATCTTTTCTAGAATATCTCGTGCCGATGAGACCTTAGCAATGAGACCCATGTTTTTATTCATTGGTATCTCACCTCTTTCAGGTTCAGGTTCGTGTAATATTTCTTTCTTTACCCATCTCTTATACATCCTGATAGCATCCTTAGACATTGGAGCGATGCTGATCACAGATTTTTCTTCTAGAACATAGAACTCCTCTTCACTGAAGCTCATCCATTTAATAAATCCGACCGCCACCTTTTGTTCCCCATCATTACTCTGATTGGGATCTAGTTCTATAACTTTAGTCTTAGCAGGGTGTTGTATGAATAATAAATCTTCCTTTGATTCGGGATCTATACTCAATAACACTTCGCCAAGGATCTCCTCACCTGTAATTAGTTTTACAGTGCCATAGAATTGTTCGTCATGTCGGATGTAGTTAATCATTCTTGAGTTTGATTTCCTTGATTTCATAATCAAAACTTTCTTCTTCGTATATCTTGATGCGTTCAGTAAGGTGACGAAGAGTATAATTATTTCGAGATCCTCTAGAGCAGTTATCAGCAATATCAAATAATACTGCCTGTGCTTTATTGTCTCCCTTTCTCAAGACCCTACCAATTGACTGAAGATTTCTGACCCTCGACTTGGATGGACTCGCAAAGATAACATTATGCAAATTTCTTATATTGATACCAGTAGAGAACGTTCCGTATGATGCTAATATGATTGCATCCTTCTCCTTCTCACATATAGTACGTGCTTCTTCACGTGCTACAGCATCAATACCACCGTGTATGAAAAAGATCTTGCGACCCTCTCTTACCTTACTATTTAGGAGTTCCCATAAAGGTTCCCCATGCTTCTCCACGTAGTTAAAAAGGATTAAAGTGTTACCTGAGAGGTCACACGCTAGATTACATATCAAATTATTCCTTTTAGGGTGACTAATCAGGTAATCTATCTCTTGGAAATAGTCATCAAAGGGTACATACCCATGTTTTAACAGTAGGACACACACCTTTAGTGGTGTTAGGTGTCCTTTTTTCATGAGATCTATAGTCTTAGTTACCTGATCTACCTTACCAAACAGTCCTTCTAACACTAATTGATGTGTTTCCATACCATCGAGTGTACCTGTCAGTCCGACTCGGTACTTGGCATCGTGACACTTAGTGAGAATACCTGTCAGACTTTTCGCCTTATATAAATGTGCTTCATCACCTATGATGACATCAAATCTCTTAAAAAACTTGCGTGGTTCCTTATAAATGCTCTGCCATGTGCTGATTACTATAGGATGATCTGTATATTTTTCTACTCCTGCCTTAATTTTATATACTTGCTTACCTCCCCAACCATATTCCTTAAAGTCTTTAGCCATTTGTTCTACCAAGCTGACAGTAGGTACAATGATTAGTGTGTTTCTATTCCAACCATCCAAGTGCCAACGCACTATTGCATATATGATTAGGGATTTCCCCGATCCTGTGGGTGAGAGTAGTAACTTGCGATTATGTCTAAGTGCCTGATAAATTGCTCGTAGTTGATAGTCTCTTGCTTTAAAAGGAATGTTGAGAGATCTAACGTACCCCGCAATAGCCTCAGGTGATACGATAGGTTCAGTCTCATCTGGTCTTCCATAGTTGTCATTCTCCTCTATGTCAAATTCGTATCCTCTAGTCTCCAAAAAATCAGTAACATAATCAAAAAGACCCGCATATATTTCACCAGTAGCAGGTGAGTATAAGCGGATCTTACCATCCCATTTCCATTTTTGGTACTGTGGCATGTACTTAGCACCAGGAACCTCAAACTGGAAGTATTCACTCAGTTCCTTATGGACATGCGGTTCTGCAGTTACCTTAAGGTAAACCTCGTTCTTCTTTTTTATGACAGTCATCAATAGTTCTCATACTTTCGGAGCTCGATAACGTTTTTAATTTGGAATCCTCGATTAGAGCACTGCCTAAGAACGTTCTCTAAATAATTTATACAAGTTTCGAGGTAGTCACATTTCTGCTTGGTTCTGATGTACTCATCGTCTGCCCAGATGTATGTGTTAAGGTCACCTTTAAGTACCTTATAGTTAAAAGGTCTCTCAGCGTATACCTTTGCAGGTGCTTTGCCAGAATAGTACTCAAACTTCTCCTTGTACATCCTTTTATTCTTAGCTTCAGCATCTGATAGTAGTAATCTAAACTGTGACCAGATGTTTAAATATTTTTCATGGATAACTGTGACCTTAAAGTTCTCTGTGTCTAGGTCATTTGTGTCAATTTTGCAGTCTTCTAACCATGATGCACGAATATCATCAAGATTCATTTTAATTGTGTCTTACGTACTCCGTAGGTATCCTGTATATCATACACCGCATATCTAAAACTTGCTTGTGCTACAGCATACTCACTACCATCTATTGTAGCATTAAATTCCAGTGCTGACAAGGACACTGGGTACATATCTTTAAAAGTTACGAAGAAATTAGTCTGAAAATTACTGTTTAGTACTGCTAAAGATCCATCTGAACGTACACTACCATCATTACCTACACCAATTTTCTCCTGTGATGCCTGTACTAGTTTATCTCTCTCAATAAATTTCTCACCAATACTTAAACCTCTCATCCAGTTGTGAATGATTAAATAATTTTCTAGATCCTCATCGATTAAGAAGTTTATATTGAGTGGTTCATATGTTAGACCATGAGAGTCAAACGGTATAGGTCTACCGAAGATAGTAGGTTGATTTACCTCACCAACTGTGATGCCAGGAATATTACATGTCTGCGAAAAGTAAGTCACCTTAGGAAAATCCGCTAAGATAAACTTAAATCCTATGGGTGATAGGAAGTTTCTATTCTCTATCTGCCCCTGCCATGTTTGTATGTCTGCCATTACTCTACAGTATCATCCGTACTATTTAGTTCCTTCATCACATCGTCATGGTCTTGTGCTGCTCTCTTGTATGCATCATAGAAGAGTTCCATGTCATCTAGTCCCTTTACTACAGAGGGTTTGGAGACAAAAGTTGTTGTTGGTTTCTCTTCTTTATCCCATATCTCATGTATTTTATTGACATCAGCGTCTACAGTTCTCATTTCATTGTGGATTTTAGTCTCTATCCACTGTTCTTTGAGTGCAGATATCAATCCTAGCACCAAAAAAGAGATAGGAAAACGTTGTTTTTTCGCCCATCTCTCTGCTTTAGCATACCAAGGATCAGTTCCTTTGCCAAATTGTTTTTCGAATTCTATCAT